CACCTGTCTTAGCAATAGGAGTACCTGCTGCACGGTAAACCGAATAGTCTACACCAATACCCCCGCCTGTCATTAAAGCGCTCTCAGCTTTCCACGACAGATTAGCCCAATCTTCACGAGTGTCTTCTTCTGCCTTCAAAAGATAACAATTGTTAAAGAACTTATTAGGGCGACCTGCATAATACAAATATCGTCCACCAGGAATAAACTTTAGCTCCCGAATATACTGAGTAAGCTGATCGTTTTCTTCTTGTGTTAAAAGATCACCACAGACATCATCCACGAGCGTCTTAGCAAGGGCATCCCATGTCTCTGCACCTTCATGACGATATTTATGATTAAAAATATCCTCTGAGAATTTAGAGCGAAACGCTGGGTTTAGGTTGGATTTAAAGGCACTCATTTATTTATCTCCACTAAGTCTTTTAAGTTACATTTTTTATAATTTGGGCCTTTAAGCACTTTGCCTTGACCGTTTTTCAATGGCTTACCATCATCACCCAATTTGCTCATATTACTCTCGTGAACACGGCGGGTAGCTTCGTCTAAATTCCAGCCAAACGTAGCTGCATATCCGTTAATGACTATTATTCCATCAGCTAATTCTTTAAGCATTGCTTCAGCATCATTAGCCAAACAGCTTTCATCAAATATTTCTTGAAATTCTTCACGAATGAAAGCAAATCGAGCTTCTTCTAAATCCTCATCATCACCCCATTTTTGATCAAGGGGTTGATCCATACGAGTAGCAAATTCACGCACCATAACTAATGGCGTAGGTATATTATTCATAAGTGTTCGCCTCTCTCGTGCATTTCTATTAAATCTTGTATGAAAAATTTCATTTTATTAAGGTCGTACTTAGTGTCTGTTCCGTCCTTTTCTCCAAGCCTGTAACAGGCCTTGAATATGTCGCCACGGCTCTTGCTCATGCCCTTTTCAGATATAAGATGCCGTAGCTCTGTAGCGTGGATAGGAAGCCTGTAATAGGACGTTGAGAGGCCATCAGAGGCTACTTTCACACGGTCTGATATATTTAAGATATCTTCATCAGGCGTGGGTAATGTTTTGAAGTAAGTAGACATCAGTTTATCCTATTCTTATTGATAGAAACGACCTTCGCATCAGCTATTGCATCCTTGAGTTCATCAGCAGCTTCAAACTCTACTGCACCTTGTTCTAACATCTCTGTTAGGTTACCTACTGAAGCAGAAAAATCAGGGCTTGCATGGATTATAAATTCTAAACCCTTTAGAAGCAGAGATAGGTAATCTTGTTCAATTACAGGATAGCTATCACTAAAATTATGCATGGCTTGAGTAAGTGGATCACCATCTTCAGAAATTGATACACAAATCGCTATACTATTTACTGGTATATCTTTATTTTTCATTAAGTTTCTTTACTAGCTCGAAGAAGTGGTCGGCATCGACAACCGCTAATGGTTTACGTTTATCAGCCTTGACCATACCGAGTGGTGTGATGCCTTTAGGACAGTTACTGACGGCTTGATCCATCACCTTGTATATGGCGTTGGCTTTGTTATTTTTGCATTCAACTGAGTAGGAAAATAAGCGACGAGCAGCAGGTGAAAATAGTAAGTCTTCTCCCGATGCTCCCATGCTCGTAGATCGTATGTCTCCATCTTCTAAAACAGGAAATGTTTGATACAGACGGTCACGTACCCACTGTTGAAATCGCCTACCTTTTGCCTTTGCAGACTGAGGACTTATAGCCACTTAGGCTTCTCAATTATGGATACGTCACCCCAACCAGTGCCATAATCTTGCTTGTCTTCAGCTTCAGCAATTACAGCGAGTGTTTTGTGCATTTCAGCAGTTGCCCATTCCAAAGCTTCTGGGCTTACAAAATGCATATGGCTCACGTATGGGGCAGCTTTTTCACAGGCTATGAAGGCAAACTTATTAACGTCTAATCCAACTAAGCGACAGATATATACATATACAGCCGCCTGAATTAGGTATGCATACTTGTTGCATTCAAATGAAAAGCCACGAGGACTAGCGTCTTGTGTGGTCTTTACGTCATAAACAGTCTGCGCTGACTCAATCAATAAATCTGGTCGAGTCTTTAAAAGTAAGCCAGACACTGGATCTTGTATGAATATACTACACTCATTGATCCTATCGGGATGCGTTAATGCTGCTTCGCATACAGGGTTTTCTAATGCTCCCTGGGCAATACGATTAGCAACATTATATTCAACCTCAGTGAGCAGTACTTGATCATCAGTAAGGTTTTCCTTCATTTCCTTGAAGGCAGCACTAGACTTTGTTTTCGGGCCTTTGATGACTAAGTTACGTTCTGGTTCTAATAAGTGTGCATGAACAGCATTTCCCATAGCAAACGCTGGTGATTGGGTAATCTTTTGACCTTTCCAGTGCTTTAAAGATTTTTTATATACCGTTTTCACGGCAGATGATGATATACCACCCGAAGAGTGGTACACATCATTGCTCATGCCATTAATAATAGCGTTCTTATTTACGCTAGTCATTACGCTACTTCTTCAAAATCAGCGTCTAAGGAATCACCGAGGGCATCAATAGCTGCGCTATCAATTGAACCTTCTTTTATGGCTTTAAAATACCGTTCATCAACGTACTTGTTTTCAGCACGTAATGCATCAGCAAAGACTAACATAGTATCATGGATGTCTTTGGTCATACCTAATTCATTTTTTAGATCAGTGTAGTAGTTAAAAGTATACCAAACCACTGAACCATTCTCATTGTATGATGAAGTGAGGTCAGCAGCATAATTATAAATCTGTGAACCGTCAGGTAACTTCTTTATAAATTCATTATAGAAGCCGCTATAGTTGCTGTTCTTGTGGAACATGATGCATGGTTTGTTTTCTACTGTGACTTCTTCGCCATCTTCAGTTTTACCTGTGTAAGATACGACTCCACGAATTACTCGATGTTGCATAGCCCGCCACTTCTTAGCTTCGTCGTATTCCATTTCTTTACGGGCATCCCATGAGGGCATACCACAAGCTATTCCACCAAGTGTATCTCTGGCTTCATCTTTGTATGGATTTTTAACTGCAAGAGATTTGTTAACTAATTTACGCTTGCCATCTACTTCATCCCAGTGAAAATACTGGACGTGTGAAGCTAGTGGTCTAAAGCTAACTGTCTCTGCATATACAGGAGCATCAGAACCTGTCAGATAAAAACTACCTTCAGGTATAGCCTTCTTGGTAATTTTATTACGTGATTTTGCATTAATTTTCAATTCTGGTACACGCAATATTGCTGAGTTACCACCAGATTTTGTAACTTCTGTTCCTAATATTTCAGCTAATTCTGCTAATTCGCTGCCATTGATTTTTGTAATATCGTTCATTTTAGAACCTTTTGTTAAGTGGTATTATATTGTGACATAACTAGGTGGCACAAGTCAAGTGTATTCGTTTTGTTCTAACCAGTTTTTTCCACCAGAAATCTCAATTTCTAAGGGTAGGGCAAAGGTATAGTCCCAGCGCTGTGAGGCTTCTTCAGTAACACCAACCATTGCCCAAGTTAGAGCCTCTTTTACTTGCTCTAGCTCACCAGGATAAACGTCACAGACTATGCTATCGTGTACGGTCAGGACTAATAGTGATTTCAGTTTAAGCTCTTTAAACTTACGGAAAGCACGTACACATGACAGAAGCATAAGATCCGCTGCGCTCGACTGAACAGGGTAGTTAACTATCTGCGTATAGAAGGTGGTGCGATTGCCCTTTGTGCGTTTTACGTTAGGCCAAAAGAACTGCCTACCCGAAGGTGTTTGCACAATACCATTCTTTAAAACACCATTGGCTAATCGTTTATGGTATTCAGCAAGCCCTTTATATATTTCAAAGAACTCAGTGTAATATTGCTTTGTATGACCTTCGTATTGATTCCCTGTCGAACCATAAACGGGGGCGAACGAATGCGCCTTCACAGCCTGGCGTTGCTCTTTTGTAACTTCAGAAACATCACACTGATGAATAATTGTAGCTGTTTGCTTGTGTAAATCTTTACCGTTAATAACATCCGATATAATCTGAGTATCTCTACTCAATTCTCCTGCGAGTACAAACTCAACAGAACTGAAATCTGCTTCAACTACTGTTCCGTTTTCAAATCTACTTACAACAGCCTTGCGTACAGGAAACCCACGCTTTGGAGCATTCTGCATGTTGGGTGAGGTACTGGATAATCTACCAGTGGCAGTAACGCATTGGGTAAACTGTGTGTGCAGTATACCATCTGCTCGTGTCCAAGTTTCAAATCCTTTAACAAAACTATCTAGATAAACATTCACAGCGTTTAGTCTGCTGCTTTTCGTTAAGAACTCTACAGCTATATCATTACCTTTACTTTCAGCCTGAGAGACTAATCTTTCTATAGTAACTTTATCAGTCTTAAATCCATTTATAGAAGCATCAGAAGGTGTATCAGGATTAAGCTTTAGACCTGCTGTTATACCATTAGGATTATAGAAAGCCCCAACGCCCACACAAGCAGGACATTTAGAGAGGTTCTTGTATGGATCACCTTGAACACGATATTTCTTGCTCATCTTTGTACGAGTGATTTGCTTAAACTTTTGTATACGACCACGACCATCGCAAGCATCGCAGCATATAACATCAGTACGTTGAATGATTTTAGTTGTAGCTCTTACAGCTTTGCTAAAAGCACTCTTGTTCATACGAGGTGGATATAGTGGTTTACCAGTTGGCCCGACACCAATGTTCCACACCTGTTTATGGTCATTACGATCTAATACTTCTCGGCTGTATACCACCTTGGTCATATCAGCACCTGATGCTAAGTTAATAGGCGTGTCTCCCATCACCTCTTCAACTATCTGTTCTAGGCGTTTGTTGAGATCCTTCTGTTCTTGTTGGAACTGTTTCTTAATATCCCCAAGTACAGTTAGGTCAATCTTTATGCCGTTTCTTTCTATCTCAACCAGAAACAATAGCATTTCATTACTGAGCTTTACTGTCTCTGCTAAAGATATATTGCTTTTAGCTGCGTATTCATCCTGTTGAGATAAATAGATTTCACCGCAGGATATAACGTCAGCTTCTGCGTATTCCAAAACAGTAGCCAAAGGCATAGCCTCAAAGCCTGTACCACTTTTGAATAAGTCATCTACAAGATCAGACTTCTTGCGTGTAACATCTCTGCGTTCAGCTATTGCTTTGAGCGACAAAGGACGCTTCTGCCCTTTAGATAAGATATATTCACCTATCATCGTGCAATAGACTTTATCAGGGATTTTAAAGCCCATTTCTAACAACCAGGTAACATCAAACTTAGCATTATGGCAGATAAGCAGCGTAGCTTTATTTAGTGCTTCTTGCATCTGCGCTGGGCTATCAGGCACATCTTTTTCATTATGATGAAATACAAGGTTTGTTACTTCATCTACACCTTCCCATCCAATGAAACCAAAGTGTGCGCTCACACATTTATTATCAGGATTGTATGGGCTGTTATCTATCTTTCCACCGATCTTTTGAACGGTTGTTTCTAAATCCAATACTAATATGTTCATTACGTTCTCCCATAGAATCTCGTTGCATAAGTTTCGTCGTAACGGTCAAACAGATACCAACAGGCGTTATCTTTACCTGCTGTTTTGTCGAACCATTTCACACGACCAACGCTTACGATCTTTCTAAGGCGAGGCATGAAGGGAATGGATTGCTTAGTGTGTATCCAATCAGCATCATTTAAATGCTCTTCAGTTAGCTCACAGGCATCTTGAATACCAATACCACCTTCCTGTGGCTTTATATCCCAAGCACTAGAACAGGTAATTCCAATCTCATGAAGTGATCTGATTAATGCACCATCCCCTGCACAGGGTTCGCAGAAGGTTTGATGATCTTGAAGGTAAGGCCAGATAGGAAATACAGCCTCACGAGGAGTTCGATAATAATCTCGTGGATTTCTTTCAAAGTTTGATCGTTTTCCCATTACTTATCTCCCCTTAATAATTCAGGGTAGTTAGTAAAAAGTTCTAGTTGTGGATGTTCTAGTTCTGAAAATTCAATGTCGCAGAAGTTACCACAATCAGGCATAACTATCTTTTGTTTATGTCCTTTATTTGGATCTAGTTCGTCTAAGAAATCACTTTTTATACAACTTCTACCAATCTTACGTTCTAGTTTAGCCATCCGATTGAAATGATCTGGAAAATCTATGCGTATTTTATTCCAATACCCCGTGCCGCCTTTTACACAACCAATACAATTATTATTCTTATATCCTAAGTTATACATTTCAGGACGAGATATACCTGCCTGTTCTAATAAATATAAAGTTTCAGGTTTTGTTATTTTCTTTTCTATTAAAGGGAACAGAGGTTTAGCATTAGGGTATTGCTCTTGGAATCTTAACGCCCTATTTATCTCTTTCTTTGAGTATTCAAATCCAAATATCTGCCCATCATAAGATACCTCATTTTCTATCTGCATCCTAACTTTTTTCTTTAGTTCAAGGGTACATCTTGCTCCAGATGGGCCATTAACATATTTTGTTTTTTCAATAACATCAAACTGATCTAGATATTTTTCAGACCTTCGTACTTCAATATCTACTCCATACCATTCTTCACATTGTTGTTTAAATCTATCATTATCTGGATGGCTGCTATCTATAGCAAAGTATATAGGAGTTACTCTGTCACCAAATTCATCAATTGCTAATTTACAAGCTACGGCAGAGGTTACACCTGCTGACCACCAGCCTATTATTTTTCCAGTGTTACTCATACCACGTACCTGCTAACTTCAGGCTCAATGTTGCAAATAACGCAACCATGATATCCGCTGAGTTTATTCTTACTGATATTTATAAACCGTGTGTGATCGGGGTTATCATCTTCCGCTGCATTATGTTTACCAACACCAATGATTAGGTCAGCTTCTGCTGCCTTACCTGTCTTACTGCCTTCAAGCATCGAGAAATCTATACGAGTACGACCATCAGCGTCTGCCGATGCTTGGCTGATACCGATCAGCGCACAGTCATGGCGTTTAGCTAACTCTCGTAAGCTTCTATACAACTCTCTGATACGTTCATGAGAAGCATTGTAATTACCAGAGATATTAATCTTATCTGCCTGGTCTATTATGATTACATCAGGTTTTATCTTCTCGCAGTAGCCATTGATCGTATCTAAATCCCATTCCTGAACATCCTTCATTATGATTCTGTCTTGGATCGATAGGTATTTGCTCATAGCTAAATCAGGATTATCTGCAATTTGCTCACGGGTCATACCAGAACATGCTTGTATGGCTCTCAGCTTGGTGCGTGTGGTTTTCTCTTCATTACCAAGATACAGAACCTTTGCGCCCTGTTGAGCAAACCCACCAGGTGCAGCACAAAAGCTTATGGCTAATGCAGACTTACCTGTCTCTGGTCTAGCAAAGATGATACCAAATTCGGATGGGCCGATGCCGTACACATTACGGCTCAGTGTTTCTATGTTGAACTGCCAACGATTATCATTAGATGTTTCAGCTAATAGCTCGTAGATATCATCTGTTGTTGGCTCACCAAAATCATCAGGCATATATGAATCTTTGGTACGCTCTAGCAGCGATACGAGATTGCCTCTCGCTGTTGTATCGCCTGTAGACATATTGATACCAAGGTTGGCTATGTCTCTACCAATCTCTCTACGCCACAAACTGTCGATTACATCTGTAGCAATCACATCTGTGATTGTATCTGCATACTTTAACTGATCAACAAGATCACCGAAGTCATTTATCTCAGCAGTTGTGGCAACAGGATTCTCTGTTAACCAAAGCGAATATAAATCATCAGGCGAGATATCTGTTTCATATTTTGTGTGTGCTTTACCCAGTAAATTATAAATCTGTGCTAATTCATCTGAGAATATTGATTGGCGTAATTTCGGTTTTGTGTTTAAGTAAGTGTTATTATTCAGCAACGTCTTTATTAATTGTATTTCCAACTGCTCTGCCCTTCCATGTGACACTCTTTATGCCACTTAGTAATAAACAGATTTAGAAATAAAAAAAGCCCCA